CCGAGAGTACGGACGGACGTGGTCGGTGTGGAGCGCGGGTCGCGGTCCCGGGGTGCGCGAAAACACCGGGCGGCGAGGGGTGTGGATACGTATCCACAGGCAGAGCGTAGCGCGGGCGAGGGGTTGGGCGGGGACAGGGAATGTCAGGGCAATTCGCGATGCTTCCGGCGCTGCCTAAGATCGTCAACATCGTGCAGGAAATCCCAACCGATGATCGCCGTTACGAGCAGCGCTCCGACGGCGAGGGTCGAGCCGAACCACACAGGCCGAATCCAATGCCGTCCGATGACCATCGCCGAGCTCAGAAGCATGCCGTAGACGAGCACCCACGCTGGCGTTCGAAGGTTCTTCATGGCTTGACTTTCCTGGACTCGATCGTATGCACGTCGGCTTCGTCGCGCAACTCGGCCACTGTTGCAGGGACCGATACCGCCGCTACTCGGACCGCTGCGGGTGAGTCGCGACGATCCAAGAGCACGCGGACGCGTCGCAGCAAGTCGTCGAGTGAATCGGCCATCACGCGAACGTCTCCGCTCCGGACCAGCGTGCGTAGCGCCGCCCAAACGAAGGGCAGCGCAGGCCACCAGCCGATCAGCGCGGCGTCGATTCCATGCGCTTTCACCGCCGACGCAAAGAGCCCGAGCAGCGTCGTGAGCGTCGCTCCTGCGATCGTCACCGATCGTGCCGCGCGCCGTCGGAGGCTGTCTCGGGTCATGGTCATGTCACCGAGCGACGCCGGTAGGAGCGCGCGATCGAGGCCCTGGAGTCCGTGCGCGTCGAGTTCTTGATGTGCGACGTGGATCGCTGACAGGAAATCCGCGGTCGTGAGCTGATCGCTCCTGGTTGCGAGCGCGTCGAAAGACTCGGCCGCCGTTCGATATGGGTGTTTGATGCGAGATGCCTCGGAAAGCGCGTCGCGGACAATCTTCGCGGCCTCTTTCTCTGCGCTCATCGCTTCCGCCCACCCTTCTTCCTCGCCGCCTCCAGCCTCTTTGCTCCCTCCGCCGGATCCGCGCCCGCTGCCCTCGCCTTCGCCTCGGTCTCGGCGTTCAGCTCGGTGTCGGCCTGGTCCGCCCGCTCGGTGATCCCGGCCCTGTAGGGCCCGACGGCGACTTGCGCGACCACGTCCCTCGGCGTTGCCTTCCCCGCCCGCCGAACGGCCCTGGACGCCACGAGGAGATCATGTCCGAGCCGTTCCTGGTCCACACCCTCCCGCGTCAGCCTGGCGACCTCCCGGGCCGCGTCACGTGCGAGGACGAGGTCGTCGGTCGTGAAGGCCGCTGCGTCCCGTGCGAGGGCTCGAGCGAACGCCAGGGCCACGGCCTGCTCGAGAACCGTCGCGTCCCCGGATGGGGGTTCGGGGTCGCGGTGGACGACGGTGCCCGCGGGTTCGGGGGTGCCTGGGTCGCCCTTCCCGTCCGCCAGCCACTCGATCGAAACTCCGGTCGCGCGCGCGATCTTCGTGAGACTGCCGCCCCGCGAGTTGTCGCCGCCACGCTTCAGCATCTTCCCGATGCTGCCCTCGGCCAAGCCGGCTCTCCGACTCAGTTCGCGCTCGGAGATGTCGAGTCGCGTGAGCAGCACCCGAATGCGGTCCGCAACCGTGCCCATCGGCGAGACGGTATCGATCCCGCCGACAGCTGTCACCAGCGTCCGAGGCGCAAAGCGGTTGACGCCAATTGTCGTCGCGGGTACAAGTGTCGCCATGAATTCATCCCTCGGTTCGCGTCTGGCCCGGTTGCGGGACCTCGCAGGCGTATCCCAGCGAGCCCTCGGATCGGCCGCCGGTCTCGATCCGAGCCACGTGCGTCTGATCGAGACAGGTGCGCGTGAAAACCTCCACCCCGACACGATCGCCTCGCTCGCAAGCGCCCTTGGCGTGACGACGGACTGGCTGATCCTCGGGACGGGGCCCGAGCCGACGGTGGAGCAGGTGCGGGCAGCGGTTGCGGCCGCGCGCGAGCGCCTGGCAGCGGCGCCAAAGGTCACCGGGACGGAGGGCTGATCGGTGGACGACGACGTCGCCACGATCCGGCGTGACGGGCACCTCACGCACTGCACGGTGCTCGAGCAGCCGCCGTTCGGCGACCGCGTCGTCGTCGACCACTGCGGCGTGCGGCGCGTGTTCAAGCGCTCGCAGCGCTGGGTCGACCTCGACGGCTTCGAGCTGCTCGCACCACACACGACGACGGTCGGCACCGACGCAACGCGCAGGGAGGGCCAATGAGCGACGGAGAACGCACTGCACGCCGGAGCAGCCGGCGAGACGCCGCGAAGGCCGCGGCCGCGCGCGCATTCGATCGCACGATCCGGGGGCGTGACTTGACGAACGACGCCGCCGGCGAGGTCCTGGGCGTGAACGCCACGCGGGCGCGCCGGTTGCGTTCGGACGATCGAGACGACCTCGACGTTTCCCCCGGCACGCACGACCTGCTGCTCGTCGATCGAGAGACCTACGAGCGCTGGCTGCTCGAGCTGGGACTCGCGCGCGAGTCGATGCACGCGCCGGCGGCGCTCGAGAAGCTCGAGCCGCAGCTCGCTCGCGCGCTGCAGCGATGTGCTCGCGTGTCGCTGCGCGGCGCGGAGGCCCTCGAGGACGGCGTCGTCACACCCGACGAGATCCCGACGCTGCTCGAGGACGCGAAGGCCCAGTTGATCGAGTTGGGCCGGCTGGTCGAGGCGCTGCAGCGGAGGATGCGATGATCGATCCGGCCGCCTACGTCGTCTGCGAACTCGACGGCAGCATAGTGCACACGACGACCGACAGCGAGGACGCCACGCGCGTGCTCTCGCGCGATCCCGCACGCAGGTGCGTCGTGCGCAACGGCGCTGTGCTGCGCTGGGGCGCCGACATCAAGCCAGGGGAACGCACGAGCGCGGAGGCTTTCCTGCGCCGCGCAAGGCTGATCACAGGCCGAGCGTCCACGTCACCTGAGGAGACCCGTGCTCGCATCGCGCATAGCGACGCGAAGCCCGACAACGTCACGCCGGCGCCGCCGGCCGAGGAGGACAACTTGCCATCGACGAACATCTCGCACGAGACCTGCCGGTTCGAAGGCTGCACATCCGAGATCGGGATGATCCGCTCGGACACTCGCAAGGAGTGGCAGGTCTTCTGTCGCAAGCATCGCAGCACGATGCGCAACCTCGAGCGTAACCGTTCGACGGCGGTGAAGACAAAGACCACGAGCAAGGCTCCGAAGCCGAAGCCTGCGTCGAAGCAGGCGACGCCGACGAAGCCAAAGAAGCCCACGCAGCGCGAGCCTCGCGTGGTCGACATCTTCGACGAGATGCGTCGCTGCGTCGCCGTGGTCGACCAGCTCGGCGGCATCGAGAAGGCGGAACAGCTTGCGTCGGTGATCGGCCGATGACCGACGTCGCTCGCATGCCGGTGCGGCTGCGCGTCGTTCCCGACGCTGCACGCCCACGTGTGTCGCTCGCCGGCGGGCACGTGATCGTCTGCTACCGGCGTAACGTCGACCTCTCGCCGGCGCAGTGCAGGACCCATCGCTGGGCGGAATTGCGCGCCCCGGGCCTCTGCTGGCGCTGCCCCATCGGTCTCGAGCTTCAACGGCGGGACCGTGTTCCGACACCCGGAGGTGCCTCATGATCGACCCCGTTTCTCTCGGAGCCCATCGCGATGTTCGTCGGCTCTCGCCGGCGGGCAAGCGCGTCTACCGCACCCTACTGCTGCGCGCGGGGCACCAGGTGCCCGCGAAGAGCGAGCTACGGCAACTTCCCGATCTCGAGCGCGGGCTCGAGGAACTGCTCCGCGTCGGACTCGTCGTCGCCTGGGCTGACGGTTCGTTCGAGGCCATCGGGCCCGACGAACGCGACGACGCGTCGCTGTTCGCGTTGTCGGCCGACGAGGTCGCGCGACGTGATCGGCGATCGAAGGGCTGGCTGGTCGGCCAGGTGCGCGAGATCGACCGCGAGATCGCGGCGAGGAAAGCGGGCGCGGCCGCATGAGCAGGTTCGCGAAGATCGATCGCAGAATCCATGCCGACGCGAAGGTGCGACGCCTGACGAAGTCGCAGCCGTGCGGTCAAGCGCTCTGGTGGTACCTGCTGACAACCCAGCACGCCGGTCCCATGCCCGGCGTCATCGTCGCCGGCGAGCACATGCTCGCCGAAGCGCTCGGCTGGTCGCTGGAAGGCTTTCGCGAAGCCTTTCGGGAAGTCTGTCGGGAAGGTCTCGCGAAGGCCGACTGGGACGCACGTCTGGTGTGGCTCCCGAACGCGACCAAGTTCAACGCACCCGAGTCGCCGAACGTCATCCGTTCGTGGGAAAAGTTCTGGGATGAGGTTCCCGAGTGCGACCTCAAACTCGAAGCGTGGAGCGCATTTAAAGCCTTCACGGAAACCTTGTCCGAAGGCTTTCGGAAAGCCTTCGGCGAAGCTTGCCCAAGGCCTTCCCGAAAGGCATTGGCGAATCAGGAGCAGGAGCAGGAGCAGGAGCAGGAGCAGTATTCTCAGAGTGTCGCGGACGATGCTCGTGCATCGCCCTCGACCGCCGCACCGGCCATCCCCGGAACGACCCCATCGGACCCGTTGGGATCGGGACATGACACTCGCCCTGTCACGTCCGGCGAACGCCCGCGAATCGTCGCCGCCGCCCGTCGACGCGTGGCTTCGCCCAGGCCGCCGGATGCGTCACCACCGCCGGGGACGCTTGCTTCGTCGCTGCACGCCGTGCTCGTCGGCGATCCGATGCTCGTGCCGATCATCTCGCGGCCGGGCGACCTCGCGCAACGCCTCGCCGACCGCGAGGCGTTCCCCGGGATCGATCCCGTCGCGGAAGCGAAGCGCGCTGCCGCGTGGCTCGCCGCGAACCCAGCGCGGAAGAAGTCCGCTGGCGATCGCTTCCTGCTGAACTGGTTTGGCCGCGCCCAGGAGCGCTCGCGCGCGCCCTCGATGCCCGGAATCACCGACGGCGGCAGCAACCTGCCCACCATCGACGAGACCGACGCGGCATCTGCCCGTGGCGAGAACCGCCGCGCGTACGACGCATGGCGATCATCCGTCGCTGACACCGTGCCCTTCGCCGCGAGGAGATCCGATGTCCAATCTTGAGAACCACACGCCCGAGCACATCGAGCAGGCCATCCTCGGCGGTCTCATCGCGGGCATGCGCGATGGTCACGGCGTGCGAACGTTCGACCTGGTGCACGGCATCCTCCGCGCAGAGGACTTCGCCGGCGCAGGGCACAGGCAGATCTTCGAAGCGTGTGAACGGATCAATCTTCGCGGCCTCGATGCATCGCTGTTTGCGGTCGCGCACGAGTTGCGCGAGATGCAACTCCTGAATGTCGTAGGCGGCGAACCGAAACTGCAGCAGCTCATCGATTGCTGGCTGACGAACGAACGCATCGAACTGCACGCATACGCGTTGCGCCGCGGCGCGCGAGCACGTCGGATCATCGCCGACTGCGAACGCGTCGCGCGGCTTGGTCGAGCGCCGGTCTCGACCGAGGACTTTCTCTCGCGTGCGTCCCAAGTCCTCGCGGACGCGCTGCACGAGGACGCGAGCGAGGCCCGCAGCCAGGCCGTCGGCGAGGGCATTCACGACGTCGTGGTCGAGGCCGACCAGGGCATCAAGCGCGAACCGCTCAAGTGCGGAATCGAGGCGGTCGACAAACTCGCCGTGTTGAACTCGAACGCCTTCGTGGTTCTCGGTGCGCGCCCCAGTGTCGGCAAGACTGCGCTCGGCACGCAGATCGGCGTGTGTGTCGCCGCGATGAACCCAAACGCGCCCGTGCTGCTGCTCTCGCTCGAGATGCCATCGGCGGATATCTGGTCGCGACTTGCGTCTGCGGGAACGCGAATTCCCCACTCGCGAGTCCGCCATCGAGATCTCTCTCGGCAAGAGATCGAACAGGTGCGGCGCGTCGCCGAGGAGATGCGCTCCGTTCCGTTCCATTGCTACAGCGCTGGCGAAGGACGTCGACCACCGAGAATCGATGAGATCGTCGCGTTCGCGCGTGCGTTCAAGCGACGGCAACGCGGGCTCGGAATGCTGATCGTCGACTACCTGCAAATCGTTCGCGGAGGTCGCGGCGAGTCGATGGAGAACCGGATCGCCGACATCTCGGCGACGCTGAAGTTGCTCGCGAACGAACTCAACTGCTGCGTGCTCGCGTTGTCGCAGCTCAATCGCGACAACGAACGAGAGGGTCGCCGACCTACGGCCGCCGATCTTCGGTACTCGGGCGCGATCGAACAGGACGCCGACGCGATCGCGCTCCTGCATCGACCGGCACAAGTGCCGCAGAGTCTATCGACAGACTCCCGAACGGATCACGAGGGCGTCGTGATCGAGCTGCTCGTGGTGAAGAACCGTCACGGTTCTCGAGGAAGGTCGGCGTTGTTCTTCCGCGAGGCGATCACTCACTTCGACGAGGCGCCCGCGGACATCAAGCCGATGAACGCCAAGAGCCCGCGGTACGGCGGCGGGCGGAACGTTCCTGCGTCGCACGAGGAATCCGATGGAGAGCGGGCCGAATGAGTCGACGCCCAATGCACGTGCGCGACCTGCCGCCTGGCGCGACGTTCGACGAACGCGGCCGACTCATCGCTCCGAAGGCGTCGCGCGCTGCCGCGACTCCGCGTGCTCCACGCCGGGCGAGCATCACGATTGTGCCGATCGAGCAGGGCGTACGCATCGAAGGCCTGGGACTGCGCACGCTGGCGAACGCTCGGTTGCACCACTTCGTGCGCGCGCGCTACGTCCAACGGACGCGCACCGCAGTGCTCGCGGCGCTCAACGGTCGGACGCCGCCGCAGCTACCGTGCGTGATCGTGATCACGCGGCGAGACCCCGGGCGCGTCGACGACGACAACGCCACGAACGCCGCGAAGGGCGTGCGCGACCAGGTCGCGAAGTGGCTCGGCGTCGACGACGGCGATCCGCGGGTGGTCTGGCACGTGCGCACGGATCGAGGTCCACGCGCGGTGACGATCGAGTGGGTGTCGCAGACCGCACGCGAGGAGGGCGTCGACGATGGAGGACCTGGACACGGGTGACGACGCGATCCGCGTCGCGGCGTTCGTGAAGGACGCGCTGCAGCTCGCGCGCTGGGATGCGCGACGAACGCGCATTGTCTCGGCGCTCGAGGGCTTCACGTCGCCGTCGGGCGCGATCGTCGAGATGGCGCGTGTGGGCGTACGCGGCTCGGGCAACCGGGGCTCGAAGGGCACCGGACGTGCTGGAGGCCCGACCGATCGGATCGACGTTGCGGTCGACGCGCTCGATGATCTGCCGAACGCTCCCGAGTGCTTCGCGGTGTACCTGCGCTGCTCGACGCGCACGCGCGCACTCGCCGATTGGATCGGCGCCGCGACAGACGGTCCACGAGCCAGCTACGAGGTGCGCTGCGACAATCGGAAGGTCACCGACGTCGCCTTCGAGGCGTACGTGGGCCTGCACTGGGGACCCGACGCCGATCGGTTGCGATGGCAGCGCAAGATCGCCGCGGGTGATTCACGCCCCGCGCTCGAGGCCGCGCATCGCCGGGGCGTCGAGATTCTCATCCGGGCAGCGCGAGAATGGCTGAGAGTTCCAGGCGATCACGAGAATCTCGCAGCGCCGCATTGACAGATGAATTGGGCCACGGCAGTCTCAGTTGCGGCTGGGCGATCTATGCCCACAGACGACCAGCCCACGCGATGACGAAACGACTCGACGTCGCTGCGGTTTCGACCGCGATGTGCATTCCCGCACGCACCGTCCGGCGCTGGCTCTCGTTCTGGGAGTCGCTGGCGGTGCCAGGGATCCATCGACAACGGTCACGCGGCGCGAAGGGTTGGCGATACGTTGTCGATCGTACGCTCGTGGATCGGTGGCTCCGTTGCGAGCTGCCGAATCCCCGGGCGAGACTTGCTGCCGCGTGAACGCCGGAGCCAGCTGCCGATTCGCAGCAGGCCTCTCCTCCCCCGATGACGCACCCCCGAATGGGCGGTTGGCTCGGGCGTTCATGGGGCGTCGTCGCGTTGTGAACCCCTGTGGCTCGACGTGACGATTGCAGCCCAAAGCCCCACGCCGGCGACGTACGCCGATCCGTCCGCCTGCGCCCGAGCGCGTGGCGCGTGCGCTGATCGACGCCGACATGCTCGGCGACACGGGCGCAGCACGGAAGCACGGCGTGCACTTCAACACGATCGCCAACTGGCGGAAGCGTTGGGGTTCCACGCCGGCGGTGCGGCGCGTGATGAACACGCTGCGCGAACGGGCCTCGCGCGGATGGATCGAGCAGGGACGCGACGCGCGCCTGCAACTCGTCGCGAAGGTCGCGGAGATCGCCGGCCGCGCCCGGTCGGTGAAGGACCTCAAGGCCGTCACGGACGCACTGCGACGGATCCACGAGGTCGTGCTGTCGCACGAGATCCTCGGCGGCGCGGAGACCAAGGCCAGTGATCAGCGCGACGAGCCTGATCAACCGCGCGATGAACCTCCGGCTCCGTCGGCAGGAGAAACGCGGCGCCCCGACGGCAGCAGCGAGCCCGAGACTCCTCCGGGCGGCAACGGCTGAGTATCGCGAGCGGCAGGAGCAGGTCTTCGGGCTCGCACGCGAGGCGGCCGACCAGATCATCGAGCAGGCGGTCACGCTGCCCGCGGACCTGCCGCCGGCGTTCGTCGAGTGGCTCCGTGGGTGCTTCCTGCCCTACCAGTTGCGCTGGATCGTCGACGGCACCGACTTCGGCCTGGCGCTGAAGGGCCGGCAGCTCGGATACACCGACGCGACGGCTGCCCGGTGCCTTGTCCGGGCGTACCTGCTGCGTCGACCGCAGATCGTTCTGTCGGCCGCGCAGCGCAACGCCGACGAGCTGCTCGAGGCGGTGCGCAAGCACGCCGAGTTCATCGCCGCGATCGGGATGCCCGAGGTCGGGCAGCTCTGGCCCGACAAGGCATCCGAGGTCGGGTGGCGAAGACGAGGCAGCGTCACGGCGCTCGCCTCGAACCCACGCACGGCGCGGTCGTTCCACGGCGACGTCTACCTCGACGAGTTCGCATACCACGCGGACCCCGAGGCGATCTGGCGCGCATCGGCGCCGATGGCCACGCGCGGCGACTGGGGCCTGCGCGTCATCTCGACGCCGGCGGGAGCCCAGGGCCCGTTCTACGACCTCTGCAGCGATCCGCCGGACGGCTGGTCGTTCCACCGTGTCTCCCTCGACGACGCAGAGCGCGAAGGCCTGCGCGTCGATCGTTCGAAGCTGTTGAAGCTCGTCGGCGGCGACGAGCGAGCGTTCGCCGAGGCGTACCTCCTCGAGTTCCTCGACGCGAACCTGCAGTTCATCCCGACGGCGATGGCCGATCGGGCGCTGCACTGGGAGGGCTCACTCCCCGATCTCACCGGCGCCGAGATCTACGCGGGCCTCGACGTCGGACGCACGCAGGACCTCACGGCGCTGCTGATCGTCGCGGTCGTCGGCCAGGTCGCCTGGGTCCTCGCAGTGCTCACGTGCAAGCGCACGGCGTTCAAGGCGCAGAAGCGGATGATCCGCGATGCGCGCGCGACGTTCGCGTGGCACACGCTGCACGTCGACGAGACCGGCCTCGGCAAGCAACTCGCCGAGGAGCTGGAGGAGGACTTCGGTTCGGAGGTCGTGCGCGTGACGTTCACGAACGACACGAAGGCGGACATGGCCACGCGCACGCTGCGATGGCTCCGTGACACGCGGGTGCGATTCCCCAAGGGCGCGCCTGGCAAGGCGCTGCACGCCGAGACCATTGCCGTGCGACGGAAGATCACCGGCAGCGGGAACGTCGTGTACGAAGTACCTCGCACCGCGAAGGGCCACGGCGATCGATTCTGGGCGCTCGCGCTCGCGCTGAAGGGCGCAGGCGAACCGATGCCGCCTCGAGAGCTGGGCGTCGAGCCCGTGTTGGCCGTGGCATGATCTTCGAGCAGGCGCCCTCGCAGCCCGACCGCCGGCCGTTCTGGCAAGAGCTGGTGCTCGCGGCCGTCGCCGGCGCGGTCGTGCCTCTCGCGCACCACGCAGGCAAGGCGCTCCGCGAAACCCTCGCCGCCCGGCGCCGATCACGCGTGGCGAACACGTCCGAGTACACGTTGCCCGAGCACTCCTCCGAACAATGAAGCTCAAGCTGCTGCAGCGGCGCCACGCCGACTTCGACGCCGAGACGCTTCAGACCTACGAGGACCTGCTCGTGGGCGGTGCGCAGTTCCGGAAACACGCGACGCGGTATCTGATCCAGAACGACGTCGAGCCGAAGTCCGCGTTCGAGAAGCGCGCGAAGGCCTCGCACTACCTGAACTACGTCGCCCCGCTCGCGAACTTCTTCGCGTCCTGGCTGTTCAGCTCCCAGCTCACCTATCGGGCCGACGGCAGCGCCGACGAAGAGGCGTACGCCGAGTTCCAGGAGGACTCGGACGGCACGGGCACGTCGCTCGAGCGGTTCCTGCGCCAACGGTTCGTCGAAGCGCTCACCGTGCAGCGGGCGTACTGGCGCGTGGTGTTCCCGACGCCGATGACGGCTGCGACGGATCTCGCCGAATACGAAGCCCTCGGACTGAATCGACCCACGCTCGAGAAGATCCCGGCGTGCTGCGTGGTCAACTGGCGCCGAGCGGCCGACGGCTCGTTCCTCTGGCTGCTCGAGTACCGCTCCGTCGAAGAGCTGCTCGAGATCGAGAATCCCGACGCCACCGTCACCGAGACGTGGACGCTCTGGCGCGCGGACGGAACGGCTCGGCGCTGGCAGCTTCGCCGGGACAAGCGCGATCACGTGACGCCGGACACGGACGTGCCGGAGATCGATCCGCCGCACAATCCTATTGCAGCGCTGCCGATCGTCGAACTGCAGCTTCCTCCCGAACTGTGGCTCGTCGACCAGATCGCCGACGCGCAGCTCGAGCACTTCCGTCAGCGCAACGCGCTCTCGCACGCGATTCGTCGCACGTGCTTCGCGATGCCGGTGTTCAACCTGAAGGACACCCGCAAGAAGCCGACGCTCGGCACGGGCTACTACCTGATGATCGGCCTCGAGGAGAAGGTCTCGTGGCCGGCTCCCGATGCCGCACCGTTTGCGGTCGTTGAAGCGAACGCCGCGGGATTGAAGGACGAGATTCATCGCGTCGCGGCCCAGCTCGGTCGCGGCGTCGACAACAACGCGGCCGCCGTGGGCCGCAGCGCGGAGTCGAAGCAACAGGACGACTCGGCCACCGAGATCGTGCTGCGCGCGTACGGCGGCCTGATGCGCGACGCTGCCGAGCGGACGTTCGATCTCGTGTCGCTCGGCCGTGACGACGACATCGCGTGGGATGTGTCCGGCATGGACAAGTTCCACGTGACCGACGCGAAGGCAGTCACGGACCTCGCGGTTGCGAGCGGGACGTTGCAGATCCCGTCGGCGACGTATCGCCGAGAGCTGGCGAAGCGTGTCGTCCGCGCGCAACTGCCGGACCTCGACGAGAAGACTGCGCGGACGATCGAGAAGGAGATCGAGGCGGGCATCACGAACGAGGACCTCGTTCCACCGCCGGCCCCTCCACCGCCAGGCCCCCCGAACGACGGAGGCGGCGCGCCGCCGCGCTCCGGCGCGGGTCCCGCCGACGACATGAATGGCGACACGTAGACCGGCGCTGCCGGTCGAACAGCACGCCCCTGGTCTCGACGCTCCCGCGGTCCCAACCGCGCGGCAGCTCGCCGGCGTCGAGCGGATGCTCGAGCAGGCCTCGCACGAGGTCACGCAGCTCGCCCGTCCGGCGCTCGATGCGTTGCTGCCTGCCCTGGCGCAGGCCCAGCGCGAAACGGCACAAGGGCTCGCCGCGTGGCTCAAGCGCGTCGAGAACGGTGACCTGCGGTACACGGCGCAGCAGCACCGGGTCGTGCTGCTGAATCTTGAGCGCGCCTTTCGCACGATTCGCACGCTCGACCCGACAATGTCGGCGGCCCTCGAGCGCATGGGCGTGCAGGCGGGCCGACTGTCGGTCACGCATCTGCAGAACGAGGTCGCCCGGCTCTCGGAGATCTTCGAGGGCAGCGTCCGTCGAGTCCCGATCGACGTCGCCGGCGTGGTCGCGACCGGGCAGTCGTTCATCATCCCTCGAGTCCGGACATCGGCCGCGCGGTATGCCGGCCAGGTCCGCGACGACATTCAGCGCGAGCTGGCTGTCGGGATCCTCCGCGGCGAGTCGATCTCCGCGACGATCGACCGGCTCGTCCGGCACGGTGGCCCCCGAGGCGAGGTCGCGCTGCGAGGCGTCGCCGGCGAGCCCGGCGCTGTCACCGAGCACATCGCCGAGGGCCTCTTCCGTCGATACCGCTACTGGGCCGAGCGCGTCGTCCGTACGGAGACGCAGTCGGCGTACAACACGCATCTCGACCAGGGCTTTCGCCAGGCCCACCAGCTCATCCCGGACTTGGTGCGCCGGTGGGACGCGTCGCTCGATCTTCGCGTCTGCGAGATCTGCGCTGCGCTCCATGGCACGACGGCGCCGATCGGCGGGACGTTTCCCGACGGCTCGACGGGGGCGCCTCGGCACCCGAACTGCCGTTGTCGCGTCGGGGCGTGGCGCGCCGAGTGGAGCGAGATCCTCAATCCGCCTGCACCGCCGCCGCCGCCGGCCGCACCGACTGTGGTGCCAGCGACGCCCGCAGCGGCGCCGAAGCGTCGACGACGCACGCAGCCCGCCCCGCCACCGGATCCGTTCCGCGAATCGATGCGACGGGTCGCTGGTGCCCTGCGAAACATCACGCCTGCTGGCGGAAGCGATCTCGACCAGGCGCTGGTGCGAAACCAGCTCCGCGCGCTCGTGCAGGAACTCGGGCTTGTCGATCGAGACGCGATGGCGTCGAGCGCCAATCGGTATCAGGTTCGGCCTCGATCGCGCATGCGCGGCGCTCGAGGCCTTCACAACACGGTGACCGGGCAGATCACGGTCTCGACACCCGTTCACAACGGAGCGAAGCGATTCGCGACAGCCGTCGCGACGGGCCGAGCCCCACGAGCGGTCGACGCGCACGACTTCCGGACGCTGCTCCACGAGACGGTTCACGGCCATTCGCCGATGGATCACTCGGTGTACATCGGCGTCGGACGTGTGATCGAAGAGGTCAGCACCGAGTTGACCGCTCGGCGGATCGTGCGGCAGCGGTTCGGCGTCACGAGCGAACTGCTTCAGGCACCGCTCGGACCAGCCGACCCCAGCCGCCGCAGCTACGATCAGTGGATCGTCGCGGTGCGCCGGATCCTCGAAGCCGAGGGCTACACGGCGCGTGCGGCGATCGATGCGATGGAGGATGCGTCGATCACGCTTCGCCGATACGCCGGCCCGGTGATCGATCGGCCCGAGGAATACGCCCGGAAGTGGCTGGAAGGGCTTCCGCCACCTGATCCACCGAACGACCGACTTGCTCGGGACGCTCGGAGGCGTAGGATCTTCGATCGACTGAAGGCTCTGCCATGACGATCGCAAACGTCCCGCTGGATGACATCGACGCAGCCGTGCGCTTCTACCTGGAACGCAAGGCCCGCGGCGGTGTGACCGAGGACGAGATGGAGATGCTCCTCATGGCGCAGCGCGATCCCGATGCGCTGCTGCGCAGGCTCGACGAAGTCGATCCGCCCAAGCGCTGAATCACACATCGCTCCGATGCGATGAACGCGTCCCGCGCGCCACGGCGTGCGAGCGGGACGACGGCACCCCCACGCCGCACGCGCACCTCGCGCGCAAAGAGGCACCCATCATGGGAGACGACAAGAAGCCCGCTGGCAACGACGGCGGCGCCGACGACAACGACATCGACTCGAAGATCGAGGAGAAGGTCAACGCCGTCGTGAACAAGGCCGTGTCGACGCACGTGAAGCGCGCGCTCGCTGGCATCGAGAAGACGATCGCCTCGACAGTGTCGAAGGCGCTCGAGGCATCGAAGCCCGGGGACGACGCGAACGACGACGACGACCAGGCCGATGACCCGCCCGAGAAGCCCACGGCGAAGAAGACGCCTGCGCCCAACGGCGCGCCGACGTCGGGCCCCGACAAGGCGACCGCGAAGCGCCTGGCCGACCTCGAGAAGCGTCTCGGCGAGTCCGAAACGGCCCGCAAGGCCGCCGAGGACAAGGCTCGGAAGGACGCCGCGCGAACGACGCTGCGAGAGCAGTTGGCCGCCGCGAAGGTTCGGCCCGAGCTGCTGCCAGCGCTGATGAGCCACCTCGAGGCGAGTGGCGCCCTGCGCTACGACGACGAGGGCAAGCCGAAGCTCGCAATCACTCGCTCGCGCATGAAGGGCGCGGACCCTGAAGAACAGGAGTTCGATCTCGCGGCCGGCGTGAAGGACTGGCTGCAGACGAACGATGCGAAGCCGTTCCTGCCCGCTCCCGCTGGCGCCGGAGCGCCCGCACCGAAGCCCGTGTTCGGAGCGGGTCTGCAGCGACCGGCCGCAGGCGCGGCGAAGAACACCGGCATGTCCGAGCAGGACGCGCTCGCACGCACGATGGCCTCGCTCAAGAGCGCCGGCGTCGACGATCTCAGTTTCGAATGATGCTCGACCGGCTCGCCATGGTGGCGGCCGTCAGCTGACGACCAAAAAAGGATTGCACCATGGCTGACACCCCAGAGTCGCTTGCGACCATCACCAACGCGATGTCGCAGAACTTTCGTCCGCGTGTCGTGCGGACGTTCAACGCACGCGCGCAGCTTCTTCGGAGCCTGCCGATCGTGGCTGGCGAGGGCAAGAACATCGCCTTCGACGCCGAGTTCAACGACTCGGGCTCGATCGCCGAGGCGTTCGCGGACGGCGCCGACGTCGCGAACTACGGTTCGGACGTGCACCTGCCGGCGACGCTCGGCTGGGCGCTGTACCGATCGAACTTCAGCGTGACGGATCTCGCGCGCTCGGTCGCGCGAACGTCGCGCAGCCCCGACGGCATGCTGCGCTTGATGGCGCGGAACTTCGAGAACTCGATCCGCAAGCTCGCTGCGTACCTGAACAGCGAGGCGTACGTCGGACCGGGTTCGGGCAACCGCATGCTTGGACTCGACGGGCAGCTCGTCGACACGGGCACCGTGCTCGGCATCGACAAGAGCACGTACTCGGGCTGGCGCGCGAAGGTGATCGACCCCGGATCGCTGACGGCGCCGACGATCGCGTTGCTGCGCGACGACATCTCCGCGATCTACGACGCGTGCGGCGAGAGCCCGGACGTCGCGTTCTGTCCCACCGCGGTGTGGAACAAGATCGCATCGCTGTTCCAGGAGAGCCGACGGCTCGTCCAGGACGTGCAGACGGCCCGCGGCCTGATCCGTCTCGACGGCTCGGCGGGAGCGATCGAGATCGACGGCTGCGTGTTCATGAAGGACAAGGACGCGACCGCGAACCGGATCTACTACCTGAACTCGAACTACGTTCGGTTCGAGTACCTGCCGCAGCAGGACGAGGGAGACATGCTCCCCGAGGCTGCCCAGATGGTGGACCTCGACGACGGCTACGGAGCCTTCCCGCTCGGGATGAAGACGTATCCGATCGCCCGCGTCGGTGCTCGACGGAAGGTCTCGACTCAGGTGTTCCTGAACCTGGTGGTCGAGAAGCCGAACGCCTGCGGCATCCGCAAGAACGTCGCGACCACCTGATCGTGACCGGGGGCCTTCGGGCCCCCGACGCAACCGCCCCAACCACTGGAGAACCCGAATCATGGCAACCGTCCTCCGCCGCGTTCATCCGCTCTGCACCGTCATCCGCGACAGCGCGAACCTCCCGAAGAAGCAACGTGGTGCGGTCGACATCCAGCGCGGCACCGCGACGCTCGTGTCCGGCACCGTCACCGTGTCGGGTGTGCGGCTAACCGCTGCGGCCCGCATCGTCGTCACCCGCATGACCAAGGCGGGCTCCGTCGCTCACGGTCTGCTCGAGGTCCCCGCAGGCAGCCGAACCACGGGCGCGGCGGGCCAGTTCGTCATCAACGCGATCTCGGAGGCCGCCGGCGCGGTGGTCACCTCGGACGTGTCGACCGTCGACTGGATGGTGATCAACGAATTCCCCCACAACGACATCTCGGAGCGGACGATCGTGTCGCCCAACGCGACCGATCTCGCGACGTCGCTCACGCTGATCAACGAGATTCTCGCGGTGTACGAGTTCCACCGCGTGGACGACCTGGCGCACAAGGCCGCCGACACATCGAACCCGATCGCGGCGCCGCGCGCCACCGACCTGACCACGGCCCAGACGCTCGCCAACGAGCTGAAGGCCGACTTCAACCTGCACCGCGCGCAGGCCGGCGTTCACTTCCAGAACGACGGCGGCAACGCGATCACGTCGGCCGACGCGACGGATCAGTCCTCGCTGAACACGCTCGCCAACGAGCTGAAGACGGACATCAACGCCCACTTCGGCGCGTTCGGCGCGCCGCTGGACGTCACGCCGTCGATTCGCCTGGTGGATGCGTGAGCCGACTGGCGACGTACTTCCGGAACGACACGACCCGCACGCTCGACTTCGATGTCGAGGGCGAACGGTTCGTCGTTCCGCCGGGGGGCGGGTGCGAGATCCCTCGACGCTTGGCGTACGTCATTGCGTCGAGGGGCTTGCCGCTCACCAAGCTCGAGGACGGTGACGCGCTCCCCGGGGCGCTCGTCGAGCCGACCCGTGTCGCCGCGCGACCGAACCGCCCACCGCCTGGTGTGCACACCGGACGCGTCCGGCCCGAAGAACTGACCGAGAACACCGATGCCATGTTTGGCGTCGAAGACGATGAGACGGACGGCGAACCGGGCGTCGAGTCGTCCGAGCTTCCGGCGGCCGACGTGGCCGAGGAGTCCGATGGCGCAGCTGCGGTCGCAGCTGCAGTGAAGGACCTCGAAGCCCAGGGCGCGACTTTGCCCAAGGGCCGCAAGCGCGGCCGCTGATCCGACAATGGCCCTCACCGAGACGCAGAAGGCCCAGGTGCGCATGTATCTGGGCTACGAGCGCGCGCAGGACATCTATCCTGAGGTCGAGAGCAAGTTCGGGATTCTGAGTTCCGACGAGGAAGCCCAGATCATCGCGAAGATCACGTCGCTCGCGGATCTCGACACGCGGCTCGACACGATCGACACCGACGGCACCCTCGAGGCGCTCAAGATCGACGAGATCGAACTGCGCGCCAACCCGCTCGAGCTGATCTACCGGCGCGGCCGCCAGCTCATCGCCGCGCTGGCAGGACTGATGGGCGTCGAGCCACTGCGGGACTACTACGGCGACTCGGCGCCGTGGAACGGCGCGTACGCCGTCGGGTGATCGATGGCCCTGCGCGACAACCTGCTCCCGGTTGCGAACACGCTGCGCGCGAAGGCGGAAGCCTTCGGCGTGCGGCGATACTCGGTGACGGTGCGACAGCGCACCTGGTCGGGCGGACGTCCCGGCCTCGGCACGATGACGCCGACGGACCTGACGCTTTCGCCCCGTCCGCGCGTCCGGGCGGTCTCCTCGAGGGAGATCGCGGCTTCGGGCGGGACATTCACGCAGGGCGACCTGCGCATCGGACCGATCACGCCGTCGAATGGCGCCGGCGTCGGCTACACCGCGGCCCAACTCGCGCCGGACGTCTCGAGTGCCAACGGCGACGTGATGTACGTTCTCGTCGGCGACGACGGCACGACCGTGGCGCGCCTCGTCGACCGGCCGAGCGTCGACCGGTCGCTCGGATGGTTCGTCGTGGTGCGCCCCACGCGCGAGACGCCCTGATGGGCACAGTCAACGTCCGGCCCGAGGACTTCGCGGCGGTGTTCGAAGGGCGCGAGAAGGCGCGCGCCGATCGCGTACGCACGGCGGTCCACGAGGCAGCGATGCTTGGCGCCGAAGTCGTTGCCCGCTCCCAGGACGTCCCCGCCGACACTGGAGGGCTGAAGTCGTCGATCAAGGCGGTTGGGATTCGCGAGTCCCGCTCGGAGATCATCGCCGACGCACCGCACGCGGGCATCATCGAGGCGGGTGCGCGACCGCATCTCACTCCCCTGCAGCCGCTGATCGACTGGGTCAACCGGCACAAGTCTTCGTTCGGCCTGCGGCGTCCTCGAGGCGGACGCCCCGGCATCGGCGCCGGCGCGAACGAGCGCGAGTCGCGTCGACGCGAGCGCCAAGCCTCGAAATACGCCGAGTACGATCGCGAAGTACTCCAGATCGCAGCGGGCATCCGCGCGAAGATCGCGCGCGAGGGTTCGAAGCCTCGCTGGTGGATGAAGAAGCATCTGCCCGAACTGCGGCGCATCCTCAGCGCGACGATCAATCGGCGAATCAAAGACGAGACCTGATCGATGGCCACCGACCTCGTCGAAGCCGTGCGATCGCAGCTTGCGACGTACCTGCAGGCGCAGCTCGTCGGCGCGTTCGCGACGCTGAAGGTCTTCCAGGAATGGCCGACGCCGGGCCGGCCGCTGCCGGAGTACTCGATCGCCGTTCTGGCGACAGATGCCCCCGACGTGCGATTCCACGCGCCGCTGGTGCGCGTGGTGACGCCGGGCGTCTCGCCGAACGGGACGGTGCGGTATTCGTACGCTCGCGCCACGCTCGACCTGCAGCTCGACGCGTGGGCGCGCTTCGCGGCGACGCGTGACGCCCTCGCCGGCGCCATGCGCGACGTGCTCAACCGCCACCCGATCGATTCGCTCGCCCTAGCCGGGCAACTCCCGCACTTCGCTCGCCGGGGCTCGCTGGTGCTCAAGCTCTCGGGGCTGCTCGATGCCCCGTGCGAGTTCCGCTTCGGCGCCAGCGCGGCGCCGCAGGAGTCCGGACCTCCGGCGCAAGAGGGCGAATGGCGCGCGACCTGGTCGGGCCGTGCCGTGACGGTCATTCAAACCGAGGAGCAGCTCGCCCTGCTCAAGCAGCTGACGCTCGCCATCGGCGTCAACGGCTCGACCGAGAACACCGTTCTGACCCCACCGTAGGAGACCGATTCCATGCCGCTGTTCATCGACTCGCAGAGCCAGGCTCGAGGCCCGGGCGTCTACGCCATCGAGATCACGCCCCCGCGCGTGATCGACGAGGTCTCGAACGGGTACATCGGCCTGGTCGGACAATTCGACTGGGGCCCGAAGCAGTCCGTCTACGTGCCTTCCGATGGCGCGGACTTCCTCGACGTGTTCGCGCCGGCTGGCTCGGGCCGGGCGTCGACCGGCTACTACGCGACGATGCGCCGACGCGGACTGACCCTGAAGGTCGTGCGCGTACTGGGCTCGGGCTCGGCTGCAGCGAGCGACTCGGCCGCCGGGACGGGCGGCAACCTGGTTTCGACGGCCAAGTACCACGGCACGATGGGCAACTCGATCGCCCGGACGATCGGAGCGGCCTCGGGCGGCGATGCGACCAAGCGCGACATCACGTTCACGCTGACCAACTCGGTGACGGGCACGACGACCGAGGTCTACCGCGACATCGCGATGAACCAGACGATCGACGTCTCGCGGTCGAAGCTCCTCGCGTCGCTCGTGTTCTCCGGCGGCACGATGACGGTCTGGCCGTCGAACGGCACCGTGAATCTCGCCGGCGGATCGAACGGCGGCGCGCTGGCCTCTTCGGACTACACCGGCACGGCGGGCGCGGCCGACAAGGGCTGCGCGCTCTTCGAAACGCACGACGACGTGCGCGTCGTCATGCACGACGACTGCGGCAACACGAACCGGGCCTCGATCAACGCCGCGTTCGCGACCCACGCGGCCACGCTGCGCGATCGACTCGCGGTGGTCTCGGGCAACTCCGACGCGGCCGACTGGTCGACCGTGAAGGGCTACCGCACCGGCTCGCTGATCAGCGAGTACGTGATCTTCAACGGCGCATGGGGGAAGTTCTACGACGACGCCGGCGTCCTGCAGACCGCACCGTGCGACGCGAACGTTGCCGCGGCGCTGGTCAACCTCGAGCCGCAGCAGTCCCACGCCTGGTGGGATCCGAAGGCCACGAAGTACTGCGATTCGATTCAGGACATCGTCGCGACGTTCTCGACGAAGTCGGACACGATCCGCGGCGAGGCCACCGAGCAGGGCATCAACCTCCCGATCCGGCTGCCGGACGGGCCCTTCGCGTTCCTGCACGACCGCACCGCCGGCACCGGCTTCGCGATCACGCGACGGATCCGGAATCACCTGGCGCTCTCCCTCGTGCCTGGTCTGCGGAGCTACACGAACGGACCGAACACGAGCGAGGGCCTGCGCGAGATGAAGGCGATCGTCGACACGTTCCTGAGCGGCCAGATCCGCAAAGGGCGCCTGACGGCAGCGTCGACCGACGTGTCGATGAACACGGCGGCGTCGATGGCGCTCGGCCAAGCCTCGATCGGCATCGATGGCACGTCGCCCGCCGCGCGCGAGAAGATCTTCCTGCTGGTCAACGTCGGCCCGACCGTCACGGTCCGCGAGGCCGCCTGATTGCGCTCGATCCCCCCGCTTCACCCGACACACTGAGGCAAACCCATGGCTGACCCGAAGCTCCCGATGCACGGCGAGAACGTGCCGGTGACCGTGTTCATCGACAACGTGCCCTACCCGCAGGCCGACAACGCGATCTCGATCGAGATCGAGCCCGTGATGAAGGAGCACAACTACGAACTGCTCGGACAGTCGCGTGACGTGCTCGACCAGCAGCTACGCGGGTGGCGCGGGAAGGTTATGTTCCAGCACACCGACAACGTGCTCTTCAAGGCATGGCTCGTGGTGCAGGAAGCGCGCGAGGCCCGGACGCGGATCCCCGAGATCATGATCGCGCCATCGTGGGAGATGCGCGACGGCACGACAGAGACCTGGGCGTTGCAGCGCTGCGAGCTTGTGCCGACGAAGAATGTCGGAGGCGCGACCGAGGACGCGAAGCTCTCCTGGTCGTTCAAGGCGGTCGACTACGAGCAGGTATTCTAATGGCGGAGTCGATCTACCAGGCCATTCTTCCGAGCGGTCGCGCCGTGCGTTTCCGCCGGCTGCGGACGCGAGAGATGCTCGCGATTCAGCAACGCGTCGCGGTGCGGCTCGGCAAGCGCGACGATCCCGGCGATGGAATCCGCAACGCGATGGGTAGCATCGAGATCATCGCGACGTGCACCATTGCGATCACGACCTCGCGCCCGTGGCTGTTCCTCGTCCCGGAAGCTGTCGACGCGGCCGCGGACCCGGATCCCGTCGACGCCCTCGAGGCGCTCGCCGCGGTGCCGAGTCGGAGCACGCCGCGTGAGGCGCCGAAGCGCGTCGACGTCGATGCGATGCTCGACGCCCTGAAGCCCGAGGACTGGATCCAACTGAGCTACGGCGAGCTGATTCAACGCGACAAGCCGAAGTCGATGGACGATGTGCTCGACAATGCCGCGGACTTTCAGCGTTTGCTCGAGCTGATCCAGAACCCCGACGGGCAGCAGGTCGAGGGTCTCCTGGGAAAAGTGCAGGCCGTTTCGTCCGCGTGATCGCCGTTCTCTGTCGATACGGCCATCAGCGCTTGCCGGACCTTCTTGAGATGCAGGTCGACGAACTGCTGATGCTTCACAAGGAGATCCTCGCGATCGTCGCGGCGGAGAACAAGACGATCCAACGGCCCGACGACTGATCGATGTCCGATACTGTCTACAACGTCCGAACGGTCTACGAGGTCGATGACCGTGGCGCGGGCGCACGCGTAGGGGGCCTCGGTCGTGCATTCTCGGGGCTCTGGAACACGATCCGAAGCGTCACCGGATCGCTCTTCTCGCTGCGGACGGTTCTCGGCGGTGCATTCGGCGCCGCGGGCGTCTTCAGTGCGGCCCGCGCGATCACGCGCCTCGGCGGTGAGGCGGAGAGCACGCGGATCGCGATCGCAGGCATGCTGCAGGCTGGCGGCGCATCCTCGAGCATCGATCGAGCGATGCAGACATCCTCGGACCTCATCGAGCAGATGCGCGTTCAGGCCCGCGCTCTGCCGGGGGAGTTCCAGGACGTGCTGAATGTCTTCCGTGGCGGCCTCGGCGGCGGACTGGCCGCCGGACAAACCGCGGATCACATCCGCCAAGTGGCTGGGCAGCTGATGGCTGTCACGCAGGTCCTCGGTGTCGATTCCGAGCAGGCCGGCCGAGACTTTGCGCTCATGCTCGAGGGCCGCGCAGGCGCTCAGGTCGCCACGTTCTCTCGCTTGCGAGCGCAGATCGGCATGACAGCCGAGGCGTTCAACGCGCTCGCGCCGGCGGAGCGATTCCAGCGGATCGAGCAGGCGATGCGCGGATTCGGTCCCGCGATCGATCGATACCAGTCGTCGTGGGCGGCGGTCTCGTCGACGACCAGGGACCACCTGACGACGCTCCTACGCACGTCGACGCAGCCGCTCTTCGAGCGCCTGCGCGACACGCTCGCGCGCGTCAACGAGTGGTTCGAGCGGAACCAGACCCGGGTGCTGGCGTTTGCTTCCTCGATCGGCACGCATCTCGCGTCCGCGTTCGACCGCATCGTCGGCCTTGCGCAACGCCTCGGGGAGTTTCTCTCCCGTCTGTCGTTCGACCGGCTCCGGTCGTCGCTCACTCAGCTCGGCCCCGGTCTGCTCGCTCTTCGTGGCGTCGCGGCCCTCGGCCTCGGCGCCGCTGGCGGGGCGATCGCGCTCCCCGTGATCGCCGCGCTCACGAGCGGCGGCCCCGCGGTGGGCGAGGCGCTGCGTGCGATCGGCGAGGCCAGCCGGCCCCTGGTCACCATGCTCGGCCAGCTCTTCACGGCGACGATGCCACTGGTGACGATGCTGGGCGTTACGTTGATCGGAGCGATCACGCCGGTCATCGAAATCCTGGGCGGGCTCGGAAGTGCACTGCAGGCCTTCGGTGCGTGGGTTCGGGCGTTGCCAGGGATGGAAGGGTTCCTCGCCAATATCCGCGCGGGAATCCAGGAGTTCAACACCGGCGCCGGGCGTTCGGACGTCGCGAACATGGCCGCGGGCGTCGAACGCCAACGCGAGCATGTCGCGAACGTCGGACGCGTGCAGGACATGCTTCGAGGCGTCCGGGAATCGATGCCGTTCGTTGGGCGCGCGCTGAGCGAAGACAACCGCACGCGGCTAGCGAATGTTCTCGAGCTGTCGTCCGGCCAGATTGCTGGCAACGAAGCCCTTCGCGGTCGCGTGTCCGCGCTCGCTGCGGTGATGTCGATGGCCCGCGGTCGTGCCGGCGTCCGTGGGGGCGTCGAGTCGATGGCGGGGCTGCTCAACACTGCCGTCGGGCAGTTGCCTTCGAGGGTCTTCAGCGGAGCGGACATCAACATCAGCGGCGACCGAACGCAACCCACGCCGAACGTCGTCGCAGGCAGGGGAAACGTGCACGTGAGTGTCCGCGTCGAGCAGACGATCGAGAACGCGAACGACCCGGATCGGGTGCTCATCGCGACGCGCCAGGGCGTGCTCGATGCGCTGATGCATCCGCTCGAGTCGGCGGGGCTCCTCGTCGGCTCCGATCTGCGATGACCGACGTATTCTACCCGCGAGCACTGGTGCAACTGCACGCGCGAGTGCTCGGCCAGGATGTGACCACGTCGATCGAGCCGCACCGGGTGTCGCTCACACGCCGGCCACACAACCAGGCCGACGAGGTCGAGGTCGAGATTCACGGGACGGCGCTGCCGTTCGAACCACGTCACATCGAGGACCTCTGGCTCGGCGTGTTCCTCGGAGATCCCCGGTCGATGTCTGGGCGCGTCGACACGGATCGCTTCCTGCGGTTCGTGGGCTACGCGGACGACATGGAACCGGGCAATCCGGCCGCCGAGGCGCCGCGCGTGAAGATCACGGCGCGTGATCGCAGCGCCCAACTGCGCGACTTCAAGCCGCTACCCGTCGCAGCGCAGCCCCGTTACGGCGACATGCTCGGGCAGGCGATCGAGCGCATCCTTGCAGCGGTGCCGTCGGCCGTCGGCATGGAGCTGCGCTCAAGCGAACACGCATCGATTCCGCTCGCGCCGCTGGTATCGGCCCGGGCACGTGCCGGACGTATCCCGCTGCCGAACGACTGCACGGCCTGGCAGGCCATCGAGCACGTCTGCGGCCTATGCGCTCGCGAGGTCACCATCGACCTCGAGGACGTCGTCATCCAGGTGCCCACGGCAGCCCGGTCGAGCCCCTCGGAGGCGGCGGCGAACTTCGTCTTCGGTGGCGTCCGCGGAAACCTGCTCGAGGCGAAGCGGAAGAAGAAGTTCCAGCGCAACCGCAACGGCGTGCGGGTCGTCTCGTTCGATCCGGCGACGCGACGACGCGTCGAGGCCGTCTACCCGCCCGACGGTCAGCTCCCGAGACGACATCGCGCGCGAGGACGTCGCGGCGGCGGCGGAGCACAGCCGCCGGAGCGCGACATCTTCGCCCTCGGCGACGGCATCACGTCGCACGATCAGCTCGAGGAGTACGCCCGACGCATCTACCTCGAGCGGTCGAGGCAGGAGGTCGAGGTCGAGATCGAGTGTCCGTTCCCGACGGACCAGCACATCGGTCTGCGCAACGGCGACCGCGTCTCGATCGAGATCGAGCCCGGCCTCGCCGACGACATTCGCGGCAGCGGCACGGGCGCTGTCGCGCTGCTCGAGCGGCGGCTCGGCGTCGACCGCGAAGTCGCGCAGATCCTGGTTCGCTCGGCGCGCGAGCCCACCACGAACCTCTTCTACGCGAAGACGATCACGACCGAGTTCTCGGCCACCGAGAAGACCGTCGTGAAGATCGACGCGATCAATCTGATTCTCGCCATCGACGACCGTCAAGCCGCATGAGCCGTCCCGGACGATCCGCCCTCCGCGAGGTCCTGACGGGACCCGTGCTGCGCGCGATCGCGGGTATCCGTGACGCTGGCGAGCTGCTCCTCGCAGCGGTGCGGAACATCGACGGCGGCGACCACGTCGACGACCAGGGCAGCGCGGACATCTGGGTGCACTACGAGGACAGCCTCACCGGTGCGCCCGGGATCGCCCGGCTGTTCGTGCCCGGGAACATCCTGTTCGCGCTCCCCGACGCGGACGACACTGTCATGGTCGCGCGCGGACGCGATGCCGGCGGGCCTGGTGTGCCGTACTTGCTTCACGGCGACGCCGGCGACGCATCCCGCGTCCCCACGTGGCTTCGAAGCGCCGTCGGCCTGTTCACGAAGAAGCTCCTGCGGCTCGAGTCGAAGGAGGACGACGTCGTCGTCGTCGCGGGCTCCGGCAAGTACGTCAAGCTCGGGCTGAACGCTACGCAGTTCGTTGCACTCGCGAATCTGGTCGACGCCCGGCTCTCCGCCATCGTCACGGCGTTCAACGCGCACGTTCATACGGGCGTCACGACGGGTCCCGGCTCCACCGGCACGACTGCGACGCCTCTCGGGGCGCAGGCCACCGTTGCGGCGACCGTCGGGAAGGCCGAGTGATGCCAGCCCCGTTCGTCATCGAGGAGCACGAGGTCCCCGACGCGATCCGTGTCGAGTTGGCGGGCGTCGACCTGCCCTACGGGAGCGAGGGCGGCCCCGCGGCATTCGAGATGGGCGGCGATCTCGTCCGTGATCGCATCGACCTCCCCGGCCGCCCTCGGCCCATCCTGCACATTCTCGTCGCCCCCGATCGCCCGCTGAGCATTCGCGGCGCGTTCAAGGATTGGCTCCATGCTCGAGCAGGGTACGCGCGCGAGAAGCGCGACCAACTGCTCGAGATCTACCGACGGGCGAACGTCCTCGCGCTGAGCTGGGACGGAGACGCCTGGCTGGGCGTGCTCGACAAGCCGAAGTTCGGTGTCGAGAGCGCCGGGTCGATCACGTACGAGCTGCAGTTCGAGATCCTCGAGACGTACGGCGTCCCATCGATCCCGGCCGCGGCGACGCCCTCGGCGCCGACGTCGGGGGCAATGGCGGCGTTGCGAGCCACCGTCGAAGCCCGACGTGCCCGGATCGCCGCGCAACGCCTTCGGCGTGCCACGCGGCAGGCCATTCTGACGGCGCTCGATCTCGCCACGAACGCTGCGTCGCGCGTCGAGGATGCGATCCGCGTCGTCGAGGGCATGGCCGGCACGGCGCTCCAGCGCTTCGGCTCCGGGCTCCGGCGCGTGATCTCGACCGCACGCATCGCCCAGGACCTCGTTGGCGCCGCGCGGTCTCTCATCCGCACGGCCGTCGCCCAGACCGAGGTGACGGTGCGGACGGCGGCCGCGATCGGCTCGTGGTGGACCGAGCAGGCCGCAGTCGACATCGATCTGCTCTCGCTCCTCGACGGTCTGCGCTCGGTCCGTGCGGCCGCGCGCGCACGCCTGCGGGCCTCGACGCGACTGTACCAGGTGCGCCCGGGCGACACGCTCGAGTCGATCGCCCGTCAGCAACTGGGCGACGCATCTCGTGCGTCCGAGTTGGGCGTGCGGTCGGATCAACTCACTCCAGGCCGGCTTCTGCGATTGCCGGCGGCGGCATGATCCATGGCTGCGTGGCTCCAGGCATACGCTCGGTCCGCGCTGCGGGTCTCCGCGCTGTTCGATGCGACGTTCGCCGGCATGGCGACCGCGTCAACATACGCGATCTCCCGGCAGGACCTCGCGGGAACGACCGTGGTCGTCTCCCGGGCGTGGAACACCGACACGCTCGCGGTCGAGTTGGCCCTCTCGGAGCCGCTCGTCGAGGGCATCGCATACGTCCTGACGGCGTCAGGGGTCACGGGATCTGCCGTCGCGGTGCACCAGGCCGTCGCCGTGCAGGTCATCGGCCCGGACGTCGACGATGCCGATGATCCGGAGGCCGAGGCCTTCGGCGACGACATCGACTGGCTCGGCGCACAGCTTGGACCCGACGGCGACGCGCCTCGGCTTCGAGGGCTCGAATGCCTCCGGCGTGACCTGGTCGCTCGTGCACTCACGCGACGAGGCGAACTCTTCCATCGTCCGACGGTCGGCGCCGGACTCACGATGAGGGTCAACGGTCCGAACACCGATGCGGAGCTGGCCGAGTTGTCGGCGGCTTTGAAGCGCGAGTGGGCGGATGACGACCGCGTGCGCGGCGTCGCAGTCCAGTCCACGGCCTCGACGAGTGGCGCCGTCACGGCCGATGCGCAGGTGCGCACGATCGCGCTCGAGGATCCCATCCAGGTCGTGGTGCGAAGGTGATTCGTGGCGAACGCTGATCTGCCAACGACGGACGAACTGGTTGCGGTGGGGCGCACAGCGCTCCGGACCGCGCTCGATCCGGCCGGCACCGGTGCCGTCAACCTCCGGCCCGGGTCGCGCAACGACACGGCGCTCTCGGTCCTGGCAGCCATGGGCTCGCGGCTGTCCAAGTACGCGTCGGAACGGTCTGCTGCTGCCCGGGTCTCGTCCGCGGAGGATGAGGACCTCGATGCGCGCGCGGCCGATCTCTACGGCGAGGAACGCAAGGCCGCAGTGGCAGCGACGGGTCTGCTGCGATTGAAGCGCAGCGGGTCGTCAGCGACCACGATCCCGAAGGGCTCCCGGTTCGGAGTCCCAGCGACGGCGTCATCTGCAGCAGTGACGTTCGGAGCGTCGGCCGACGTCGCGTCGAGCAGCACGACCGCGGACGTTGCGGTCACGTGTCTCGAGACGGGCACGCGCGGCAACCTCGCGAAGGCCTCGGCCTGCTCGTCGATCCTCGATCCCCTGCCCGACGCCGGGTGGTCGGTTGATGTCGTCACGATGGACGGCGCACCCACGTCGTACGTGTTCGGCGGCGGTGCGGCCGAGGAGACTACCGACGAGTTGCGAGCCCGTCTGTTGTCGACTTCGCCGGAGACCAACCGGCGCAGGGGCACGCGCGACGCGATCCTCGCCGGCACTCTCCGTGTTCCGGGCGTGGCCTTTGCGACGATCGTCGAGTCGCAGGATGGCATGCTGGCGGTCTTCGCCGGCGACGCGAACTACGCGCTGCCGACGGCGCTGAAGACGGCGATTGAGACCGAGCTGCTCGACTGGCGCTGCTTCGGCGTCCCGGTGCGGGTGCTGCCGTTCACGCTCACGACGGTCACGATCGTCGCGACGATCTACATGGCCCGGCCGCTCGTGAACTACGACGCGGCGAGCATCAGGGCCGACGCGGTCGCCGCGATCAAGCGGTACTTCGACGACCGACTGTATGCCGACGAGTACTACCAGGACCGGATCGAGGCAGCGATGTTCTCCGTGAATGACGAAGTGCAGACGATCGCGAGCACGATCACTCCTTCGACGAATGCGACGCGGCCGTCCGATGCGACGTACGCGGGCTACACGCAGTTGACTCGATACGTCGTCAGCGACGCCTCGATCCAGCTGACCATGTCCGGACCACTGACCACCTGAGATGGCTGCGCAGTATCCCAACACCACGCTCGAGGACGACACGCTCGACCTCGACTACGGCGGCCAGCCCGTGTCCGTGTTCGGCCAGCCTGCTTTCAAGTGGCTGAACTCGATCGTCCGGTTCCTCGGCCGCGCATACCTGGCCTACCTGCGAGTGCCGTACGGCACGCAGCTCGTCGTTTCGCAGAGCAGCGCCGCCGCCGGGGACGTCGCGATCTTCGACGCCGAGCGATCGCCGACCACGGTCGCGTACTACGTCTCGAAGCTCGACGGCGGATTCGTCAAACCGATGTGCTACGGCGTCTTCCTCGAGCCGTGCTCCTCGCTCGCGAAGGCACGCGTGGTCACGGCCGGCATCATCTCCCAGACGATCCACGGGCTGGCCCCGCAGGCGACGTCGAAGGACGTCGCGCTCGATTCCGGCACCGGGCGGCTGAAGGTCGCGGGCGTCGGCGACGTCGTGCTCGGCAAGCTCGACGTCAAGGGCAACGTGCTCTTCACGGGCTTCGGCGCCGAGTTCTGATGCTTCTGCCGACCGACAACTCGGTCGCGCTCGAGCAGGACAACGACGAGCTGGTCCTCGATGCGAGCGACCGGCCGGCGCCGACGCTCGACGCGATGCTCGAGCTGCTCCCGGGCTGGGCACGCGAACTGTCGAGTCCCGTGCGCGACGGCCTGCTCGCCGCCTGGCGCGCGATGGGGAACCACCTGTGGGCTCGCATCGGCCAACTGCTCGCCGCGGGTGGGTCGCCGCGATGCGCGGAGGGTGTGTGGCTCGAGGCGTGGGGCGTCGAGTTCCGTCGTGCGAAGGTGCCAGGCGAGTCCGACGGGCAGTACCGCGCCCGGTTGCTCAATCCGCCCGACGTCGTCTCGCCCACCGCGATTCGCGAGGCGGTCGAGGCAATCGCCTCCGAGGAAGGCGTCGACGAGGTGCTCTTCCTCGAGCCCGCGATCGACGCGATGTTCGCCGCCCCGAACGACAACGGGCCGTGGGAGTGTTGGCTGCAGCCTGCAACGGGCCGTTTGTGGCCGACGGACTCGACCCGATCATCGAATCGATACGGCCTCTACGCCGTGCCCGTGACGGCCAGGGCGCTGTTCTGGATCGTCCTGCCCGGCGATCCCGGTGCCGACGCGAGCGCCTTCGCGGCGCCGAACGACTCGAGCACCATCCTCGACTTCGTCGGATCGACGTCGACGGTGTTCGTCTACGCCTTCCGCGCTGCCGACCTGCTCCTCGAGCGCATCGCCTCGGAGATCGAGGCCCGTCGTGGCGGCGGCGTCGTCTGGTTCGGACTTTACGACCCCTTCCTGCTGAACGCTGCGTGAGAATCCCATGTCAGGACCCCTGAAGAACTGGACCGACGGCGAAGGCATCGTGACGCCGGAGCTGCAGCGCGCTGCCGACGCGGCCGCCGCGGCCGACGACCTGATCCTGCGCGCTCTCGTGCCACCTGGCGCTGCCGGCGCTTCGACGTACGGCAAGCGCGTGCTTCCCCTCGTCGAGGAGACCGCCAGCGTCAACCCGCGGCAGCTCGTGTACCCGAGCGGTACTGCGGGCAAGGCGAAGGTCCGCCCGTTCCAGCTCATCGTCGGCGCGAAAGACATCGTCGCGCCCGACGTCGCGGACGTGATTCTCGCCGGCGCCCGACTCACCGAGTTCGAGAGCACCGTCTTCGGCAACACTTCGGCGAACAACCGCTGCGATGTGCTCTACGCGCTGATCCAGCGCTCGGGCACGACCGCGAGTCGCAAGGTCAAGGACCCGACGACCGGTATCGTGTCGACGCAGTCGATCACGATCTACAAGGACGTCGCGATCTCCTTCGGGATCCAAGTGGGTTCCGAGGGCGGCGGCGCGCCGGTGCCTTCCCTCCCGTCGGACACGTCGACGGCTTGGTACGTGGCCCTCGCCGAGGTCCGACTCGCGCATCCATTCGTGGGCGGCGCGCTCACGCATGGCTATGCACTGGGCGGCGCCGGCACTGGCAGGATCGCGCAGGTTTGGCCCGGTTCGTGGATCGCCGACCAACGACTGCGACGGCACCAAGGGTTCACGTCGGTGGTCAACAGCTCGGGAGTCGTGGCTTCGGCGACGCAGACCACGGAGCGAAGCGGCGCCGGTGCGCGATGCGTCTTCACAATCCGGCAAGTCACCGGATCGGCGAACTACTACAAGCTCGACACGACGCGCGACTGGCGCGGCCGCCTGGTCCGAGCGCGCGTGGTCAAGCTCACACCGGCGGGCACGGCCCCGCATGCGGTGACCGCCGCGGGCGCGCCGACGAGCGACCTCGACACCGGCTCGCGGATGACCGGCACCGACGGCGCGGACTTCTGGACGAGCGGCGGCTCGCCGACGCCGATCTATCTTCGCGCGAACTCATCCACGGGCGCACTCGAGATCAAGTTCGACAACGCCGGCGCGCCGGACGAGTGGGTCATCGACATCGAGGCGACGGACCAGTTCCTCGGGTAGTCACCGACAGGGGACCAACCCCATCGAGTTGAAGCACGAGCACGCGCGTCCCGATGGGCTGCAAACCATGCAGGTCGGAGCAGTGATCGAGGCGTAGAGGAAGATGCGCCAGGTTCCGACGCGCATGTCGACGCCCGGATAGATGCAGGCGGCGACCGAATCGCCGACCAGCAACCCCAGGCGCATCGCGTCGGCAAAGCAGTTGTAGTGCTCCGGGCTCGGACTCATCGGGGGCGGAAACGTCGGCTCGCGAGGGTTGTTGTCCGCGAAGCCGTCGCAGTCGTCGTCGACGCCGTCGCACCGCTCGAGCGGGTAGCCCGGTCGACGGAGTCGGTTCGAATCGTCGCAGTCGTCGGCGTTGTCGACCGTCCCGTCGGGGCACGCTGCGCCGCACACGACCATCACGGGTCGCGTGCGATCGCCGAACGTGTCGCGGTCGCTGTCCTGGTAGCAGGTGCGTTCGCATCGGTCCGACGGAACGTCGCCGGCGTCGGCACGGTGGCAGAACCCATCGGCGCCGCAGGTCTCGCCCGCGAAGCACGGTGGCGAGCACCGATACGCGCCGTCGGGGTACCGCCAGGCCTCATCGACGACGTCGGTAGCGTCGAGTGGCGTCGGCGTGTCGGTCGACGCGTCGACGACGTCGACGTTCGCGTCCGTCGCGATCTCGACGCTCGCGTCGTTCGTCGTCACGTCCGTCGCTCCCGTCGTGCCGCAGCCACCGGCTGCGCAGGCAGCTACGAGGCCCCAGATGATTCGCATGCGTCGAGGGTGCGTCGCGCGCCCGCCACGCGCAACCGCCCCTGAGGGTGGAGTTTCCTTCCGATTCGCACCGTGAGCTGACGATGGCCATTCGCCACAAGAAGAACGCGGGAGGCCTCAGCGTCCTCGACATCGATGGGAAGACCATCGATCCGTCGGGCGCCGTGGCGGGCCAGGCGCTGATCTACGACTCGGTCACGGGCAAGTTCGTCCCGGGCTCGAGTCTCTCGCCGTTCCACTTTCGGCTCGACCCGACGTCGACGGCCGCCTTCGGCACGCCGCGCGCGTCGTCCGGATCGCCGCCGGCGGTCACGACGGGCACGGACACCGCGGGTCGCAAGTACGTCCGCTTCACGGCGAACACGTCGAACCCCTCCGTGATCCCGATCACGACGCCGGCGCTTTCGCTGACCGGCCGTTTCCGCATCGAGATGCGCGCGAACTGGGGCACGGGCCAGGG